CCCCGGGCCTCCAGCTCGGCCTTGAGCTTGAGGTGCAGCTTCCAGTTCATCGCGCTCTCGTAGTAGGTCTTCACGACCGGGCTCTGATTGTACTTGCTGCCGACGTGTCCGGCGTCGAGGCAAATCTTGATCTTACTCATCGCCGTCACCCTCCTCCTCGTCAGCGTGGAAGATGGGCTCCCCGTCGACTTCGTTGATCTCCGGCTCCTGGGCCGGTGTGGTGTTGACCGCCTGGGCGGTATTGGTTTTCTTGTTGGCTGCTGCCATGATGTGAACCTCCTGTTGTATAGTGTGTTAGCTTAACGGCCCCCGTGCTTGGGGGATTGGTAACTCCTGGGCGGCGATCACGCGACGCATATACTCGGCAGCCTCCACCTTTTGGTGGAGCTCCACGGCTACGCCAGCGGCGCGAGCTTCTTCCATAAGGCTCTCCCCGGGGAGTCCTTGGAGCTTCTTTTCTTCCTCCGGCGTGACTGCCGACCCGATATAGTTTCGTGCGTGCCGGATTTCACCGATGAGGACAGGTCGCATGATCTCCACGAGTGAAGTCTGTCTTTGTCTGCTCATGGTTCCTCCTCCGGCCAGCCATCGGGCCCGAGTGGGCCGTGGCCGGTCTTCTCGCGGTACACGTTCGCCGCCCGGATAGCCTGGGCAAAGGCGGCGTCGCTCGTCAGTTTGGCAGCGAGTGCCCGCTGTTTCTCCCGGCTCCCGCCCTTATCCGTCGCGGCAGGGATTTCCTCGACGGCGCGGGGGTCGATCTCGGTGAGGCGGCGGGCGATGTTTCCCGGGAGGCTCTGGTAGTTGATGCGGAGGAAGACGAGCCCGGTCTCGATGCACACGTCGATGTCGCTGCTCCGTATGCCGCGCTGCATCCGAACGATGCCTTCGAGAGCCCCCAGGACGGCCTCGTCGCTCGCTGCGGTCGGCCTATTCATTCCGGGCCTCCTTCTGCTTCTGCCGCGCGAGGATTGCCTTGAGCCCCTCGATGACCTTCTCGCACTTGGCGTTGTCGAGCCATTCGATGCGGTCAACGTGGGCGACGCGTTTGATGAAGCCCTGGATGCGCCTGGGGTCGTCGTTCCACCCGAGCTCTTCGCAGAGGGCGTAGATTTTGCGCCGCTGCGAGACGGTGCGGGGGTCGCCCCCTTCGTCGGTGCGCTTGCTGCGGATGTCCCGCTTTGTCCCGTCCTTCATGTTCTGGAGGACGCGGGCGACGGTGTTGATCTCTCCCTGGGAGAGCTTCTTCATGGACTCCTTCCCGGTTTCCCGGTACACGACGGCGTGAAGGTCTTCGTCCGTGAGCATGAGCTCCGGCGACTTCGCGATCGCCCAGAGCGTTCGGATGGAGGGCTGCTTTCGCCCTGTTCTTGCTGCTGCCATTCCTGGGCCCCCTTTCTTAGTTGCCCGCCTTGATCTGCTCCAGCTTGGCGATGTTGACCTCGTAGCCGAAGACGTCGCCCTGCTTCCAGGTGGCCCCGACCGCGTTGACCGTGTCCTCCCCGTACTTCTTGAGGGCATCCTTGCTGATCTTCTCCTCGACCACGATGCAGTCGGTCATCTGCCGGGACTTGAGGCGGCGGATGATCTCCTCCAGCTTCTCCTTCGCGCGGGGGAGGGAGACGGAGGTGGAGAGCCGGAAGCCGACCTCTCCGAAGGTGAGGGTCATCGACTTCGCCTTGCCCATCTCGTCGCGGTGATCGGTGACGAAGGTCTTGATCTCGCGCTCCAGGCGGGCGATGCTGTCCTTGTAGGGCTTGCACTGTTCCTCGGCGACCTTCTGGGCTCCGATGATCTGCTTCTGCATATCGCTCTCGATGTCGCCGACCGCGATCTGCGCCTCGGCGATCTGACGGAGGGCGTCGTTCACGTCCTCCCAGGACTTGAGGCTCGGGGCCTCGATCACTCTTTTTCTTGCCATTGGTTAAGCTCCTTTCGTGCGTTTGTTATGGTGGACTCTGCCCCTGCGGGGGACATAGGAGTCTGCGAAAATCATGTAAAGCCCCAGAGGGAGGGTCAGCAGGACGGCAGTCACATCCCGGTCTTCCGGGGTTGTCCCGCTGCAAGCCAACGCGATCAAGATGCCGGACATAATCACCAGCGCGGCACCGATGAGCCGCTGTTCTCTCATTTTCATTGTCCGAGCCTCCCCTCAAAGCATCATCATCGAGGACGCTTGCTCGATGATCTTCAAGGTGACGACCTCCTCGCCACGGTCGGCGAGGATGCGCTTGACGTTGGAGAGCGTGCGGTCGAGGAGACGGAAGCAGCCGGTCTGCATATTGCACGCCCGGGCCTTGAGCTCCAGCAGGGCGTCCGGCTCGATCTCGAAGCCCTCCAGGTAGCCCTCAACCTCGGACGGGGTCAGCCCCCGGAGCGAGGCGTAGAAGTCCACGCGGTTCGCCATGCGGACGAGGTATGTCTTGATCTGGGCCTCCAGCTTCGGCTCGCCAGCGATCACAAGGCCGACGTCGCTCTGGTCGAAGATTGCCCGGAGTATCTCCATCTTCTTCTGGGTGTACTTGGAGACCAGCTTGTCCGCCTCGTCGATGATGAGGAGGTAGCCCCGGTTCGTGTTGAAGAACTCCCGGATGCCGTTGACCCTGCGCCAGATGGTGCCGTAGCCGCTGGGGAGACCCAGGCTCCGCTCGATCGCTTCCACAAGGTCGCGGCTGCTCATGGTGTCGTCGCACTCGATGTAGGCGACGCGGGGGAGCTTCGCGTACTGACGGAGGGCGTAGGTCTTGCCGTAGCCGCTTCGGGCGACCACGATGCCGAGCCCGATGTACTCCTGACAGCTCTGGCACACGCCGAGGACTGCCTTCGCGTCCCGGCTCTCATAGAAGACCGGCGTCTGCCCGGTCTTTGCTCCCGGCTCCTGCGCCGGTGCGGAGACCTCAACGGCCTCGCCCGTCTCATGGGCCAGGAACTCGGCCAGCTTGTTCTCCAGGTCGGTCGGGTCGCTGTCGTACTTGCCCGCGAGGTAGCGGGAGACCGTCGTGCGGCTGTAGCCGATCGACTTCGCCACGTTGGCGATGCTGCTGCGGTTGGCGAGGATGTAGTTGTTGATCTTCTGGGCGAGGCTCTGGGCCTCGGTGTAGGTGATGTTGCGCTCTGCTGCTGTGACTTCCATGTTGTACCTCCTGTTATTCGTTCATGGCCCTCAGACGTGCGAGGGCGTCTCCTGCCTTCGATGCGAGGAACTCGTCCCCGGCATTGGTTTTCTTCTTCTTGGTTGCCGCTGTGGCCTCCGCCCGGAACTCCTTGTCGTTCGGGAGGAAGACCAGCTTCGGGCTTCTCTCGGCCTTGATGGTCAGGTCGATCATGCCGACCGCCTCGGAAGCTCTTCCACTCTCGCTGATGCGGAGCTCGTAGGGTCTGGTCATGTCCTCCAGGAACTCACGCACATCGCGCTCCTGCCGCTTCTGATCGCGGAGATGCTTTTCGAGTGCCGCCTGGGAACAATGCGGGCCGAAGGCCAGCAGCTCCGGCGAGACTGCCTCGCAGATTTTCCGTCCCTGCTGGTCGAAAACGTAGAGCTTGGTGACGTCGTCGATGTCCCACTTGATGCCGACCTTCTGACCGATGTACTTGCCGAGCTCGCTGTCGGAGTAGACCATTCCGAACTTGTTGATGCCGTAGTTGTAGACCCGGGCCGTGTCCGCCTTCATGAGCAGCATCGCCGCGTATTCCCTGGGCGGTGCGGCCTTCTCGTAGCGGGGGCCGTTCTCGAACATCTCGATCGGAGTGACCCACTTCTCGCCCGCGTCCTTGAGGCCACGGTGTACCCGCGTGTGATACTTGGTTTCCTTCCAGGTCGTCCAGACCTCGAAGAACTCCTCCATCGTCAGCAACTCGCCGCGCTCCAGCATCTTGTCGACGTCCTTCTGCCGTTTGGCGTAGGTCTTGGAGCCCGTCAGGGTGCCGGTGTAGGACTCGAACCAGCGGGAGAACTTGTCGCACACGGTTTTGAAGAACCGCTCGATCGGCTTGTCCCAGGGCTGGTAGGGAAGCGACCGGCCCACGTCCTCGATGCCGATGCTCTGGTAGAAGCCCACCGTCTCGGCGTCGAAGGAGAAGTCGATCTTCCGCTCCTTGCGGTTCTGCCCCGTCATCGTCTTCGCGGTGTAGTCCTTGCCGTTGTCGACGTGCAGGATGTGGGGGACGCCGCCCGGGTTGCTGTAGATCATCTTGACCAGCGACTCCTTCAAGGTCTGGGAGTTGGCGTCCACACACGCCACATCGCCGATGATGCAGCGGCTCTTCATGTCCATCCAGGCGACCAGCTTCGGGCGGACGGCCTTGACCTTGCCGTTCGGTGCCGTCCACTGTACCCAGAAGTCGAAGGTGTGCTCGTCGCCCACGACGTACTCCATGACCTCGAGGCTCGTTGCGTCGCGGCGGGCCTTGACCATCTTCTTGTTCTTCCACTCCCTCGTCCCGTTGGCGGCGAGGTAGCGGGCCGACTCCGCGCCCGGGGTGTCCATGAGGTACTTGATGTAGCGGGCGACGGTCTTAATGGAGGGGTAGCTCTCCCAGCCGCGCCGCTCTGCCTCTTCCTCGAACCGCTCGTAGAGCATCTCGATCGTGCCCAGGTTGGCGGCGAAGCGGCGGTCGAACCAGATGTTCTCGATGAGGGCCTTCTGCTCCGGCGTCAGGCTCGGGAAGGTTCCCGTCTCCTTCGGCTTCCGGCACAAGGCCAGGGCTCGGAAGTAATCCCGGTTCTGTCCGTCCTCCTTCTCCAGCTTGAGGGCCCAGGCGTTCGCCTCGAGGACGTTCTGGGTGTAGCGGTAAAGGGTCTGCGGGCTCACGCCCAGGCCCAGGGCGAACCGCTCGGCGTAGGCCGTGCGGTCAGGGCCGTCGTAGTCGATGAAGTCCTGAACCCGTGCGGCCAGCTCGACCGCCTCGTAGAACCTCTTCTTGTTGCTCTCGATGTAGTGGTTGAGGTCGGCGTCCACATACCAGGGCGTCGCCTCTGCTGCTCTGCGGTCTATGATGACATCCCTCCCGTCTACCTTCTGCGCGGCCCGGTATGCTTTCCGTGCCTTCGTGGTCAGGGAGGCGACGGAGATCAAGACTTGATCTTTGCCTCCGCCCTCCCGGGCCTGGGTCTGCGTTTTGTATTGCTTGGGGTTGCGCTTCATCCTCTGGATGAGTGTGTTGTACTTGATGCCCTCGAAGGCTGCTGCCTCTTCGATGGTGATGAATACGTCCGGCACCTCTGTCCCTCCCTTCTGTTGGGGTTATGCCGCGATCGCCTTTTCGACCTTCCTCGGGTCGAGCTCGAGGGCCGCGACGATCGCCGGG